TGTTTCATCTCCGACTGGCGGCCGGAAGCCCTCGCCTTCGATGACGAGGACAAGCTCCGCATGGAGCTGAACGACCCGCGCATGGAATATGCGCAGACCCAGGCCATGGCCCTCGGCCGCAAGATGGATGAGGTCATCATCGCGGCTGCCACCGGCACGACCTACACCGGCAAGACCGGCACCACGGCGGAGACCTACGACGCCACGACCTATGGCGTGGCCGTCAACGCCGTCCAGCCGGGCGATGTCGCCGTGAACAGCAACCTGACCATTGAGAAGCTGATTCAGGCCAAGAGCCTGTTCGGCCGTCAGGAGTCCGTCATGGATGGCGAACCGCTGGTGTGCGTGGTCAGCCAGCGCCAACTGGACGCCCTGCTCCGCAGGACCGAGACGACCAGCGCGGACTTCAACACCGTGCGAGCCCTGGCCTCTGGCACCTTGGACACCTTCATGGGGTTCAAGTTCATCCGCACTGAACTGCTCACCTATTCGAGCACCAACATCCGGCGTTGTCTGGCCTTCCCCAAGTCGGCCATCATCCTCGGCATGGCCGAAAGCCTCAAGAGCCGCATCGACGAGCGTGCTGACCTGAACTACACCTGGCAGGTGTGGACCCAGGGCACCTTTGGCGCTGTGCGCACCTGGCGTGAAAAGGTCGTGTCCATCGACTGCGACGAAACCGCCGCCTGAACCTGAACCCGAAAGGAAACACATACCATGGCATCCCAAAACACGACGCTGTTCGCAGCGCAAATCACGCCCAGCACCAGCGGGTTCGTTGACGCCCTCGACTCCGGGGCACGCACGATCACGATCTGTGACTCGTTCCTCACCACCTCCGCCGTTACGGCTGGCTCGCAGACCATCACGCTCTGCAAGCTACCCAAGGGCGCCCGGGTGGTCAGCGCCGAACTGCTTGTTCCGGCTGGCGTCGGCACCTCGTCCGCCAAGCTCGGCTACGGCACCATCGCCGCCGATGGCACCGTGACCGTGGTGGACGATGACCGCTGGGGTTCCGCTGTGGACCTGTCTGCGGTTGGCCGCAAGCAGTTCCTCATCACGGCCGCCGATGCGGACTACGAGACGACCACCGAGGTTGCCGTTGTCCTCAGCCCGGTCACGACGAACTTCGCCACGGCGATCACGTTCACGTTCATCATCACCTACACGACCCGATGAGGACCCTGCTCCTTGTGCTCCTGACGGTCATTGGCCTTGGCGCCATGGCACAGGAGTATCGCAGTCGCCTCCCGACCGCCGCCGAACAGCGGCGGATCGCGGGGCTCAGGAACTACGCGCAGGCGGAGTTCGAGCGGGCCAACCGTCCCTACTTCATCGACGGCTGGCTGTACCAGAACCTCACCAACGACTACGATGGCGTTGTGTATGTGCGCAGCAACGCCACCGTGCTCGTCCATATCGTGCTCCCGAACCCGACCAATAACCTGTATCGGGCTTTCGAGATCACGACCATGGACGCCTGCACGGCGAGGTTGTCGAATGTGGTCACGGGCACGTTCACCGACGCCCTGAAGCTGACCAACGGCAACAACTACTTCGTTGCCTCGAACAAGACCGTGGTCGTGCGTTCCACCGGCACCAACTGGATCGTGCGACAGTACTGATCGAGGCCGACCCGGGTCGCGCTCTGCCCGGAAAGCATCGAACCCGCCCATGGCTCCAGTCGTGGGCGGGTTTTTGTTTGCCGATGGGGTGCTTGTAGCGTAGAAAACTGCCATGGCTCAGTCACAACTTGAGGCCGCAAACGCAGCCCTGTTCAAGCTCGGGGCGCGTGTTGTCCTGACCGCCGTATCCACGTCAGGAACAACCCAGGAGGAACGTGCGTGCGCGAACCGCATCGAAATCTGTAAGCGTGCCGTCCTTCGGATGCACCCTTGGAACTTCGCGGTCAAAGGCAAGGTGCTCACGCCTCACGCTTCCTACGCCATTTCCAACGTCACCTACGTCTCCAGCCAGCTCATCGAAGTCACCCACGCTTCAGGGCCTACCTACGTTGCCGGCCAGTATGTGACGATTGAAGGCGTGGCTGGCGCCACTGGGGCCAACGGCACCTTTGAGGTCGCCAGCGTGCCCGGGGGCACCACGGTTCGCCTGACGGCCCCGGCAGTCACGTCATCGACCCTGTTGGGCACCTACTCGTCCGGGGGCACAATCCGCAGGTCGCCACCGTTCATCTACTCCTACCTGTATGACCTGCCTTCGGACTTCATCCGGCTTCTGACCGTGGACGACAGTCCGGTTCCCGAAGGCTGGAAGCTGGAAGGCGGCAAGATCTACTCCCTGAACGACACGGCCCAAGTCCGCTACGTCTATGACGTGACGGACTACACCACCATGGACATCATGTTCTATGAGTGCCTGGCCATCTACCTTGCGTGGGACCTGTGCCTTGAGCTTGGCCGGGACAGCAGCCTGAAGGAGCAGCTTGCCCGGGACCTGAAGGAGTGTGTGGCGAAGGCCCGGTTTGTCGATGCCACCGAGAACCCTGCCGAGACCTTGGGCGTGGATGACTGGATTCTTTCCCGTGGTCCCCGTGGTGGTGCGGTGACAGCCGACACTTATGCCTAAGCAGAACGTCATCATCACCAACTTCACCACGGGCGTCGTGTCGCCTTTGGTGCGGGGCCGTGTTGACTCGCAGCGTTACGCCAACGGGGTTGAGACCCTGAACAACTTCATCGTCCGGCCGCAGGGTGCCATTGTCCGGCGCAGCGGAACGGCCTTGATCAAGCCGACCAAGTTCCACGATTCCAAGTGCCGCATCTACCCGTTTCGGATGAGTGACGCGGACTCCTACCTTGTGGAGTTTGGCGTTGGCTACATCCACTTGTGCAAAGATCGGCTACCGTTGTGGGAAACCACCACCACGGAGCTTGAGGCTTTCATCGTCGGAAACAACGGCGGCTTGATGCAGATCGAGGCCGAGGACTCAAGTGGTGCTGGCATCGACACCCCGGGATGGGGGCCGCTGTCCAATGTAGGCCTGACCGACAACGGAACCATCACCCTGTCCAACAACGGCGGCCTTGTCCGCATCACCACCAGCGTCCCGCACACCCTTCGGACAGGGGTGAAGGTCTATATCATCTCCACGGAGATTGGAGGCATCAGCCTCACCCAGTTCACCGTCACGCGAATCAGTGCCTACGCCGTGGACCTTCAGGGCTCCACCTACTCGGCTCCGGGCGCTGGCTACACGGTGATGTTCAGCAACGGGGTCCTGCCCGGGGATCGCATCTGGATCTCCGGGGCAACCCAGTACCCTGAGCTTTCGGAGCAAAGCCACATCGTTCACAGCCAAGATTCGTGGTATCAGTTCACGCTGGCCCAGCCCTACGCCAACCACGGCACTCCCACCGCCGAGGAAGCATGGACCATCCCGGTTGAAATCGTCACCGACTACACCGAGGCCGACCTTGCGGAACTGACCTTCTGCCAGAGCGCAGACGTGCTCTACGTGTTCCATCCTGACTACCCAACGCGCAAGCTGGCCCGGCTGGACACTGACGGGGACCGCAATGACTGGCTGTGGGCGACGGTTGACTGGCAGGATGGCCCATACCTTCCCCTGAACGACCTTGCGCCGAACGTGGACACCACCACCCCGGCCAACGGCACCCGTTACCGGGACGTGTATCTTGAGCTTTCAAGCTACTCCCACACGGCCACGGTTACGGTTCCGAGCGGGGCCACGGCATTTGTCACTACGGACGACAACAAATACATCGAGTATCGGGAGGGGGACCAATGGAGACTTGCCCAGCTTCCGGGCACGATTGCAACCAACGACACCACTGCCACTGTCACCATCATCGACAACGTGCTCCTGCACATCGACGAGACGACAAAGTTCAAGCGCACCGTCAAGACTGACATCGGGTTTGGGATCAAGCGGGATGTCACCTACAACGCCGGCAGCCCGAATGCGTCCCCGTCCGTCCCGGGCGCCGGGGCGCAGCGGCGGGTGGACCCGAACAACTTCCTGATTGGATCAACCACGGGAGCGGCTGGCACCATCACGTCCAACTACTCGAACACGTTTGGCGTGGCTGACGTTGGAAAGTTCGTCCGGTTCTTCGATTCCGACGCAACCACCCGGAAACCGCTTTGGGCCAAGATTGTCAGGGTCATCGGTGGAACGCAGGTGAACCATGCCACAGCGGTGACGATGGCGGACAACAATAACTCCGGCAACTTCGTCATCACCAACCACAGCCGGACCTGCACCGTGAAGTCCTACCGTGCCGGTGTTGCCTTCAGCATGTTCGCCTCCACGGACGTTGGGCGACATATCCGGGTTGGCTTCGGTGGACGCTGGACATGGGGCAAGATCACGGCCTACA